CTGCACTGTATATTCTACCTCTTAAATTAAATTTACCTTCACCCAGTCTCCACTTAATATCTTGTAATCTATTGTATGCTATCTCTTTCCAAAATGCTGTCCAAAATTTACTACGTCTCATGGCTTTAACTGCTGGTACAGCAAAATACCAATACCCTGATGTGTGCTGTTCTGTTAAATGTTTTGAAGTATAGTACAAATCTAATACATAATCTTCTTTAGATATTAAACCTTGTCTATATAATTCACTACAAATAATTCTACCTTTTTTACCACCTTTATCACCTTGTTGTGCTTTTTGTTTATCAATTTCAGCTTTTCTTTGTTTAACTTCTGCTCTAGTTAGCATTGCTCCTTTTTTTTGAGTTAGCCCTTTATATTTAGGTGCTTTAGTATTAATAGCCTTACCATTATTAGTTACAGCATTTCCGTGCTTATCAGATACCTCATTAGCTCTAGCTTTATTACTAACAGCACTAGATCTATCAACTGTTCTTCCTGGATCTGCTGTTTGTTGTCCTACTCTATCTCTCTCTGCTGCTATTGATCCTGACTTAGCACTACCATCAGTATTACGTCCAATATTTTCAACTCCTCTTCTATCTGTGCCAGTTTTTGCATTACCATAACTTGATGCATTATTAGTGGCTTGGTCCATTGCTCTCTGTGCAGCATCTCTAGATAAACCAGAAAAACCTGCTACAGTTTTTGCAGCACTTTGAGCGGCTGTTATATCTCTAGAAGATATAGCATCTCTTAAATTTTGTCTTGCTCCAGATATAGTTGCTCTATTATCTGCTACTGTTCTAGCAAATGGTGAATCTAATGCGTCAGGTCTTCTTGTATCTCTAACTCCAGGATCAACTTTTCCTGTTGGATCTAGTGATTTTTTTTGTTCTTTTAATCTGTCAATTTCATTTGCAATAAAAGTTCTTGGAGAAAAAGGACTTTTTGCACGTTCTTCTAACTCTGCTATTTGTTTATCTATATCTTCTCTAGCAGCTGTTAAATCACTAAATAATCCTCTTGTAGATCCTAAGTCTGCCGTGCTTCCTAATTGTTGTTCAGGCACTTCACCAGAAACATCAGCTATTGAAGGCTTTGATAGTTTTGATACTGTTGTATCTTCTTTTTTACCTGTAATGCTATCTGCAATATTTTTAACAGTACCAAGTATTCCACCACTTGATACATAGTCTTGTATAGGTCCTGCTACTTTACCAACTGTATCTGCAATGTTAAGACCTATATCTTTCATTACACCTATATCTCTTAATCTACCATACTCATCGTAAGCTTTACCAATTCCTGGACCTGGAGTAAATGTATCTCCTGTTCTACCAAATTTAGGATCTCTAAATGTCCCTGTACCACCACTAAATCCAAAACCTTGATCTTCAGCTGTGCCAAACCTATCTCTATATGATCCTCTATCTTCAGGACCTCTACCTTGAGCTTCTCTTAATTGTCTCCCTGATAATGCAGCTTTAGTCTGTTCAAAACTTGATACAGGATCTTTTTTTTCGCCAGAACCCTCTTCTCCTTTTGGTATTCTTGCTCCACTATCTCCTCCAGTCCCTGATGCAGGTGCAGGTGGTGTAGCAACTGTATCTATAGCCTTTGGTGCATCATCTACTTCGTACTCATATTTGTATTGTCCTGTTTGCGGATCAACTTTTAGTACTAATCTATAAGATGGTGTTCTTCCAGTAAGAACTGAAGAACCTGTTATTTCACCTGGTTTTGTAGATTGGATGGTAGCCATTATCCAAAAAATCCTTTACTTTTTTTATTATTATTGTTTAGTTGTTCCTTGAGGGAGAGTAGTCGCCTGAGAGAAATCAGTTTCCCCTGGCCTCGGTACAGCTCCAACTCCGATGTTGCCACCTCCAGCTCCTGTTGCGTCTGCTGGATTTGCCCCTGGAGGTACTCCTCCAGAAGATCCCATGCCTTCTTGTTGCTGGTCAGTGCCTTCATTCTTTCTATTTCCATTTGTCATTCCCATTATTTTTGCAAATATTGCTGCTCTTTCTGGATCATTAATTAAATCATCTGGATCTATATCTAGTGATTTAGCGATCTCTCTTAATACTGAATGCCATCTTACAAACGGTGCAATATTTGGATTGTTTGCTGTTTGCATAAATGTCATTAATCTTTGTGAACGAACTTCTTTTTGCATCAAAGAAGATGTTCCCATAGCTTTTACATCAAGGTCTCCTTGTATCTCTGGTATATCAGCATTAAACTGCATGTTCCAAGAAAACAAAGATTCACCAAGGGGTCGTAACAAATAGTCGTCAATATTTTTTATAACAGTTTTTATATTAAGTGCAGCTGCTCCCATAAGCATAGACATACCTGCAGCTGTTCTTGTTGTAGATTGGACACCAGTTGCTCCATGTGAGTATGATGGAATACCTGTTGCCTCATCTGCTAACTGTCTAAATTTATCAAACATCTGTAAGTTTTCAAATGATGTATTAGGAAATTTTAATCCGTTGATTGCAGTTCCTGTAACTCCAGATTGTCTTCTAAATATTTTACCAGGATATATATTCATATCTTGTCCTGGAACTAATTGTGTTTCATCAATATCAAATACTAAATTACCTGCTAGTGCTAAGTTATCTATAGCCATCCTTGCATGACCATTCATTACCATTTGTGCATCTTCCATATTTTCTGGTAGTCCTACACCAAAAAATTGATATGGATTTATTTCATATGGTGCAACATGATATGGTATTCTTTCAGGTGTAAATGGATTCAATACTAATCTTAATATTTTACCATTGCATATCCATGCATTTATTTGAACTTCTTCTAGTTCATCTATATCATCAATATCTTCATCAAATTCTAATCCAGCTTCATTAGCTAAATTTTTATCCATCAATCCCCAATATTCTAATACTTCAA